TAAGAAAATTACTACCGAAAAAGAAAAACTTCAGATTGCTACTATATCGGCTAATAATGACCCGTTAATTGGAAAACTTATAACTGATGTATTAACCAAAGTTGGCGTTGATGGAACTATAACTGTTACTAATTCAAATAGTTTGGATATAGATGTTGATTATGTTAATGGTACTAAGTTAGACCAAGGTTTTAGCTCGCACATGTTCATTAACGACCCAAAGGCATTGGCTATTAACATGGATAACCCAAAGATTGTTATTTGCACCGATGACATTACCATGCAAAGCCAACTTGTGCCTATGTTACAAAGATTTTTAAACGCTGGAGAAAAGAATGTATTTTTACTGGCTAATAGTATCGGCGGACAAGCACTTGCATTCTTAGTTCAAAATTATATGCAAGGAAAGTTTACCTGCGTACCAGTTAAACTTCCGTCATTTGGAGATTATCAAAAAGATTTGGTTTACGATATAGCTGCACTTACTGGTGCTACCGTACTTGGTAAAGAGGAGTCTAAAAAATTAGAAGATGCTGATATTATAGATGCTGGTACATGCGAAAATGTTATCATTAATTATGATAAGACAATTTTATCTGGTGCGTTTGGTGATGTTACGGCACGCATAGATGAAGTTAAAGCACTTTTAAAAAGCGAACAGGATGAATACCGTAAAGAGAAACTTAAAATACGCTTAGGAAGACTTACAAAATCAATTGCTAATATTAAAGTTGGCGGTGCTTCTGAAAGTGAACAAACCGAGATTAAGTATCGTATAGAGGATGCACTTAATGCTACTAAGGCGGCTATAGAGGAAGGAATTGTTGAGGGTGGTGGCATGGCTTTGCTTAAATGTATTAATGGTTTTATGCCAAAAGAAAGTAGAATTGAAAGTAAAGAATTTAACGAAGGTGTTGAAATAGTAAGAAAATCGCTTAATATGCCTTTACGTAAAATAGCTGATAATGGTGGTGTTAGCGGCGAGGCTGTTGTTGGTAAGGTACTTGACCATGGTTTAGGATATAATGCCCTTACGGGTGAGTATGAAGATTTATTTAAAGCAGGTATAATTGACCCTAAAAAGGTTGTAAGAAATGAAATTCAAAATGCTGTATCAACAAGCGGAATACTCTTAACTTCAAATTGTGCAATAGCAATTTCTAACGAAAAATAAATATGGAAATAATTATCATAACAATTTTATTTTTAGCGGCACTTGCGTTTGCTTATTTTTCAGATGTTAGACGTGATAAAGTTGAAAAAGACCGTTTTAGAGAATTTGTTTTAGCCGTAAAGACAAAAGATGTTACTGAATATGTACAGGCATTGCCTAATGATGAACCTTTAGAAATTAAAAAAGAAGATGAATTAATTGACCTCGAACAATTATCTCCAGAAGAACTTCTTGAGATTAAATTTAAGGAAAAATAAGATGAATATTACAAAAATAAAAATAAAACGTCTTGTACCAGTTAAAGGGCATATAGGTTTTGTATCATGTGTTATTGATGATTGGCTTTATCTCGGAAACATAGCTATTTTTACAAGACTTAATTCTGAAAATATACGTTTAGTATTTCCAGAAAAGAAAATTGGTGATAAAAAAATTTCAATATTCTACCCATTAACTACTTCCGCATATTTTGAATTAGAAAAAATAATTCAAGAAAATTTTAAAAATATATGACTCTTAAAGAACTACAAGGTAAAATAGAAGTTGGCAATAAAGATGTTGCTGTTTTTATTGATACCTTATTTGATGATACTTTAAAAAGTTATTTAAAATATCATCGCGATTGGTATTTGAACGAACGATTTGCTAGAGGAGATCATTGGATACAATATAATAAGACGCTTAATAAAATACAATCAATTGTTTCAACAGATGGAGAAGTTAGGCGTGTTATTAATAAGATAAAATCTCAAATACGTGGTGTTAAAAATTTTATTAAGAAAAATCAGCCACGATGGGAAGCACAACCAGATAATTCTGAAGATGCTTCTTTAGAAGTAGCAAAAGTAAAAAATAGAATTTTACAATATATTTATCGTATTAAACAAATCCCTTTATTATTAACCGATGTTATAGTAAGTTCTTTAAAATTTTCTACTGGTTTTTTAGAAGTAGGCATGGTTAATAAAAATGGCAAAGATGAAATCGATATGTGGGTTAATGATACTTTTGATATTTTAATAGACCCATATGCAAAAGATATACCAAGTGCTCGTTTTTTCTTTAAGGCTTTTAAAAAACCATTATCAGATATTAAAAATAATCCAGATTATAAGGTAGGTGAAGTTGTAGCTGATAATAAACAAGCTTCTACGCAATATGGCGAATTACTTGAAATGGAGAAAAAAGGTTCTGATACAAAAGGAAGTTCTAAAGATATGGAATCGGCTATTGTTAAAGAATTATGGATTAAATTTCAAGGTGCAGACAATAAACCTAAAATTAAGGTATTTACAGTTTGTTCTAAACAGTTAATGAGAGTTACTGAAAAACCTTATAGGCGTTATCCTTTATTCTGTTATAATCCAGAAAAGGAAACAAATTCAATATATAGTGATCCGTGGATTAAACCACTTATATCTCTTAATAAATCACTCGATAAGACAGCCAGCCAAATTGAAGGATATATTCAACGTATGTTAGCTGGTAAATGGCTCATTAAACAGGGTGTTGAGGTAAGCACTATTACTGATAAAGGTGCAGAGAAAATCTTTTATAAAGGTAATGTAGCCCCTGCACAAATGCAATTAGCCCCGTTACCAGCCGCACCTTTTACATATACTAGTAGTTTGGAACGATGGATTGAAGAATTAGGTGGAATACGTGAAGCTAGTTTAGGGCAAGCACCTGGTGGTATAACTTCTGGTAAGGCTTTAGAAGCTTTGCAATCGGCAGATGCTGGTACTGTTGCCGAACCAATTGAAAATTTGGAGATGTTTTTGGAACAAATTGGTGAGTTTATATTAGAACTTATAGAAGACCATGTTATTGATAGCCAAGAAATTACTGAAGGTGGCGAAACTATTAAATTTATAGGTGCAAATTTACCAGCAGGACAACAAGCACCAGCGGATACTACTGTTATTAAAGCTGGTAAGGTTAAAGTTGTTATTGTACCTGAAATTGCATATAGCGAGGAAAATAAGAAAGAATGGTTAATGCGTTTAGCGGAGGCTAAACTTATTGACCCGCAAACTTTATTGGAAAAACTTTCTATTTCAAATGTTGGCGATGTTATTGAACGTATGAAAAAGATGCAAGAAGAACAATATAAACAGGAAATGATGAAACAGGCTGCTAGCCATGCCAGCCAAGGTGGTGGTGGTGCTCCAGAAGATTCTGCTTCGTTGGCTGACCAAGAAAATGTTAAGATGTTATCTGGGCAGCAAGTACCATTGACACCCCAAGCATTGTGGGTTCCTGAACATTTGCAACTTCATATGCAATTTATGCAAGAAAATATTAAAGATATAAATGCTAATTCAGAAGTAAAACGTTTATTTGAAGAACACATACGCCAAGAAGAACAATACCAACAAGGAGGAGGACAGGGAGCAATGCAATCACCTCAAGTAACTACGCAATAATAATATATGTCTAGAACAAAAGGATCTAAAAGCAAAAATCCTAGTCCATTAATAGGTACAAAAAGGAGTGATATATTTAAGAAAAAAATTAGTGATAAATTAAAAGGTAAGATGCCTAAAAATATAAGGCAGATAGCTGGATGGAATAAAAATAAGAAAATGAGTAAAGAGTTTGGTGAAAGAATACGAAAAAGACAATTAGGTACTAAACAATCTGATATTACAAAGAAAAAACGAAGTGATAAACTTAAAGGAAGAATAATAACTTGGGGCGATAAAATCAGTAGAAAGTTAAAAGGAGTAAAAAAATCAGATAAATATAAAGAAATATGTAGAAAGAGGCAATTAGGAAAAACTGGTGAAAAGGCAAATAATTGGCAAGGAGGACTTTCGTTTGAACCATATAGTATTGACTGGACAGAAACATTAAGACGTAGTATCCGTGAACGTGACCACTATATCTGTCAATTATGTAATGCCTTACAAGGGGATAAGGCACATTCTGTTCATCATATAGATTATGATAAAAAAAATTGTAATCCAAATAATTTAATAACACTTTGTTGCAGATGCAATAGTAAAGTTAATGGAAACAGAAATATTTGGATAAGAGTTTTTAATATAGGTGGCGGACAAGGTGCAGGGCAACCGCCAGTAGCACAAACTCAATAATTAACTAAATAAAAGTATGTCAAATTTTTCAAATTATGTTAAAGGTAGAATCGGCGTTTTACCAACTGCTGGTTCTATTAGTAGGGCTGGTAATAAAATTGGAAAGAATATATATGATAAATTTTCCGATAAAACAGACGCTTATACAAAAGATACTTTAAAGCGTGGCGATGAGTTAATTGCTGCTGCTAAAGCACAAAGAGCAAGAAAACCATTATTACCAATGATAAAAAAAGAAACCAGAAAAATAGAAACACCAATGCCGTTACCTATGTTAAGAAAAAGAAAAAAACCGCTTGATGCCGAAAGAGGTAAGTTTTATGGTGCAGCCCCTGATAAGGTATCTACTTCAAACAAAAAATAGTAATTTATATATTTCGTGTTTCGGTCTTACACGTTAATAAGCCCGTTAAATTTAAATCGTATGGACCCAGCAGAAATTAAAGAGCAGGTTAAAGATGCCATTAATAATGATGGCGGTGCAGCCCCTGCCGCTACACCAGAAAATGTACCTTCGCCAGAAGTAAAAGTGGAAGCTCCAAAAGAGCCTATAGTAGTATTTGATAAAGCTCAAGAGCAAATTAATAATCTCAATATTGCTCTAAAAGAGGAAAGAGAATTAAGAAAAGTGGAAACTGAAGCGAGAAAGAAAGTCGAAGAAGAGTTTGGTAAAGCCAAACCAATTCTTGAAAAATTTCAAAGTGTTTTTACTCCAGAACAAGCACCAGCAATTGATGAAAAACCAAAGTATTTAACCCAAGAAGAAGCTGAAGCAATTTGGCAAAACAAACAAGAAGAGTTAAAACAACAAAGTTTTAAAGAAAAACAAGGAGAAATTATCAAGAATGAAGTTGCTACATTAGAAAAAGAATGGGATGGTACTGATGGGAAACCTAAGTACTTAGATGAAGAAGTTTTAAAGTGGCAACAGGAAAATAGTAAACTTTATCTTACTCCAGTAGAAGCTTTTAATCAGATGAAAAAGAATGAAATTATTGATTGGGAGGTTAAACAAAGACTTTCAGGTAAAAAGAAAGTTGAGAATGTAGAACAGCCAGGTGTTAGTCCTGAAATACATATTCCCGCAGATTTTAAACCTAAAACGGAAAAAGAATTGCGGGATACTATAGCAGAAGCGATTAATGCGGCTGAAGCAGAAATGTAGATAACAAAAATTAAAGATTAAAAATATGGCTCAGTCCATAACAAATCTCGCGAATGTTGCAATGAGAATCTATGACAAAGTTGTTCATGAACAGGTATTTGCTAAGAATGTCCTATTTATGAATATCTTATCAAATGTTGCTCATCAACAGGGTGCGACGACTAAGTATATTTCTGTTCATTATGGCAGAAATATTGGTTCAGCTGCAGGAACTGAAACTGTAACTTTGCCTACGGCTGGTAATCAACAATATTCACAGGCTAATGTTGCAATGAAATATCTATTTCATCAAATTGCCGTTACAGATGTAGCTTTGCAAGCTTCTAAGCGTTCTAAGGAATTACTGGTCAATGTATTGGAATCAGAATATACTGGAGCTAAAGATGACATGCAAAGACAACTAAGCCGTATGGGTTATGCCGATGGTACTGGAGTAATTTGTCGTGTTAATGATGCTGCTCCAGATACTACCTTGACTTTTGATACTCCGATGGTAGGTAAGTATCCAACAGATTATTTTGAGTATAATGCAACTTCAACTGCTGGTGGTCCAGTTTTGTTTGCTAGTGATACTGCAGGTGTTACCAGCACAGCTTTTACTACGGTAACTGCTATTAGCGGTAATTACACCATGACAGTTGCTTCTTCTTCTGGTATTGCCGACGATGATTATGTATTTTTAGCCCATGCTAATGGTACTGCTACTCCTACTGTTGGTAGAAATGGTTCAGTCGAAATTATGGGGTTAAAAGGTTTAATTGACGATGCTAGCAATGTAGATGCTTTAGAAGGTATTACTCGTTCAACTGATATCTGGTGGAAATCTTATGTTAATGATGCTGCTTCAAGTAGGTCATTAACTGAAGCGTTACTTCAGACTACCTTTTTAGAAGCTAAGAAAAAAGGTCAACCGAAATATGCGTTGACGTCATTTGATGTATTTTCTGCCTACGGACAGCTTTTAGCCACTGATAGACGTTATACTTCGGAAATGACTTTAGGTGGTGGATTTACTGGTGTTAAGTTTAATGATATTGGTTTAGTGGCTGATTATGATTGCCCATTTGATGAAGTTTACTTCATTGATCCGACAACCATTTCAGTAGAAGATTTAGCTCCTATGTCATTTTTGAATGAAGATGGAAATATTTTGGATAGAACTTCAACAACCCCGACATGGAATGCGACTCTTCGCTATTACTCCAATCTCTGTATTTCTGCTCCGAATAAGAACGCCAGTTTAAGGGATGTGGTTGCCTAATTAGTAGATTCTTGATATATTGTTTGGGTGGTTTGGCAGAGGTCACCCTTAAAAAAACTGCCGACTAGTCTTAATTAAGTATCCCCTTAACTGGGGGGTAAACTATCTTAAAAATATGATAAGAGGAAAAAACATTGATAAGCAGGTACTAACAGCCTATAATAGAACTTTATTTGATTTAAGCGGTTCTGCTGCAGGCGAAATGGTGCTTATTAACCCAACACGTAGTATTACTATAAATAATATTTATATTGTTTGGGTTGAAGGTAGTTCTGCAGATACGGGCGTTCATATTCATATTGGTGCTACCGATGGTGGTGCTGATTATGCCGAAATTACGTCTAGCGTTTCTAAAACTGCTGGCGATATAGAAGCATATGCACAAGGCGATATGACACTTAATCTTGTACCAGCAGGTACTCCAATTTGGATTAATAATGCTGGTAGTAAAGTTGGTGCTGGAACTTGCTGGGTAGCAATTGCTTATACAGTTAATTAGTATTACGGGGTTGGTTTTTCCAACCCCGTTTAAAAATTTATATGAAAATAGTAAATGATTCAGAACAATTTGTAGTTAAGTTTGGTGGTGTGGAATATACTATTCCGCACGGTGAATTTGAAGTTGTTAATGAAAAGTTAGGTAATCACATTTTATTCTCATCTAATAAATGGGGTAAAAAAGTCGATGCTGTACCTAATACAACTATTGATCAAATTAAATCAATAGATAAAAAAGAAGTATATAATCCTTCTATAACGAAAGAAAGAGAGGAAGTTGTTGCACCAGCATTTGGCGGTGCAACTACTGAAACTTTACCTAAAAAAATGGGTAGACCAAAAAAAAATGTTGAACAAACTGCTTAAACAATATGATAAATATTTAGGTTGTAAGAAACACCTAGATGGTTCGCTTACAATTTATAGGCAAAGTCCATATACTACTACGAAATTTGATATTTTAACGGTAAATAATCAATATCTTGGTAGTTATAAGTGGATTTTGCAAAAACTTGTTTTAATGGATAGCAGACGTAAAGATTTTATAACAACTTCAATAGCTCATAACAAAAAACAAAGACAAATAAAAAAAGATGATAGACAATCTAGAGAAGTTGCCGATTACATACTCAACGGTGGCTTCACAATATAAGAAATTAAAATTAAAAATATGGCAGAATCATATAGTAAAGTAAAATCAATAAGAGTATTTGATGAAATTACACTAGGAACTACCGAGGCAACAACGCAGGCTGTGGCAGATAGAATTATACTTGATACGTATTTTTCTAAGACGTTAAATTTTATTTGTAAATATACAAGTGGAACAACTAAATCGCCATCACCTTCGGCAAGTCCTTCGGTTTCTCCTAGTGTATCAATTTCACCAAGTATAAGTCCGTCGTTTTCACCAAGTATAAGTCCATCTGTTTCGCCGACAGATTCACTTTCACCATCTGTAAGCCCATCACATTCAATTTCGGCGTCTAGTTCAATTTCTCCTTCATTTAGCCCCAGTATTTCTCCTAGTATTTCTCCATCGGTAAGCCCCTCAATTTCTCCAAGCGTAAGTATTTCGCCAAGTGTTTCACCAACTACATCAATAAGTCCTTCTGTTTCTCCTTCTGTATCTCCTACAAATTCAGAATCGCCTAGTATTAGTCCGTCAGTAAGTCCTTCTGTAAGCCCTTCTTTTTCTAGAAGTATATCTCCTTCGCTTTCGCCAAGCATATCCCCTTCAATTTCTCCAAGTTTATCTCCTTCTATCTCACCATCAATAAGTCCTTCGGTTAGTATATCTCCTTCAATATCGCCATCAGTATCACCATCAATTTCAATATCTCGTTCAATATCTCCTAGTATAAGTCCTTCTATTAGCCCATCAATTTCACCTAGTATTTCTCCGAGTACATCGCCATCTATTTCTCCATCACCTTCGGCAATTGCATCATCGGCTATTATAAAAGTTTGGGGTTATATTGGAAAAAAAGTTGCTACTGAAAGTTTTCCTTATGCTAGTACCAGTAATGTTGAAATAGCCGCAGATACTGATAACTGGGTGCAATTAGGCGAACATTCTATTACTAATGGAGTAGCTATCTTTACGCCAACAGGATTTGAAATAAATGCGGCAGATGCAGAAACTACTTATGATGCACAATTCTTAATTGATATCTGCGTACCAAAGATTAGATTTTCTGCTTACTCGAGCGTATCCTTCCAGCAACAAGGCACTTTATCTGTTGTGGCTCTTATACAATAAGAAACAAAGATTAAAATAATAAATATATTCTGGCTTGGCAAGGTTGGAATATATCCCTTGTATAACGGCAAGGGCGGAGGTATTAGAACATATTTATTTGTAGTCTATATCCTCCGCCCAAATGCCAAATAATAAAATGATTTCACTAAGATTACCATTAAAAGATATATTTGTTACTCAACCTTTTGGAGTTAATTATTTTGACTTTTATCAAAAGATGGGTTTACCTTATCATCCTGGAGTGGATTTTAGAGCGAGAAGTGATTGTAAATGTTATGCTGCTAATGGCGGTATAGTGATAAGAACTGGTATTTATTCTGACGGAGGCATTGGTGCAGAAATACAACATCCAGAAGGTTGGTCTACCTTTTACTATCATTGGAAAGAAACTTTAGTTAAGATTGGCGATAAAATTATTGCTGGAAATTTAATTGGTTTATGCGATAATACTGGAAAATATACTACAGCAGATCACCTTCATTTTGAACTTCGAGTTAATGGAGAAAAAATAAATCCAGCAGGATATTTTAATTTTGCTTATAATGGTACATCTATTGGTAATAAAGATTGGGACAAAAGCCGTTGTTATCATAGGTATTATAGGGGCAGACCTAAGGGTGGTTATCAAAATGAATTAAGAATTTTAACCATTTTAGGGATGAAAAAGATTTATCCAACTGCTGAAAAAATAAATGCTTTAGTTTACGGCGGATGGGATTTACCTACAGTCGTTAATCCTGCAATGTATGAAATCTGGTCACAATTAACTAAAGATGAATTTATTAATAAAGGTTTAAGACCTTTTAACTAATTATAAAAATATGTTAGAAAAATTAAAGAATGTTTTAAATTCAACAAGATTTTGGGCAATTGTATTAGGAGCAGTTGTAGTTTATTTATCTGCAAAAGGATTTATTGGAGATTTAGAAAGAAATTTAATTAGTTCAATTTTAGGTGGTTATGTGGTGGTTGATACTTCTCACAAACTACAAACTAAATAATAACGATATGTCATTTATAAGACTTACCATAATTATTATTTATTCAATTAGTTTATCAATGTGGGTAATGGCATTTTGGCTTTTTGTATTTACAAAATATTTTAGCAGTTAAAAAATAAAATTAAAATTATGACGCTGTCTACTTTTAGAGAATGGTTAGCAATATTAGGATCAATTATTACTTTTATTGGTGTGGCTATTTTAGTTTATAAAACCTTTACAGATCCTGACAAGAAAGCTGAAAAAGATTTAACTGTTTTTAGTGCTACATGTGCTCAAAAACATTTAAGATTAGATGAAATAGGAGAAGAAACAAAAGAAGCTATAAAGGGTATTGATTATACATTTGCTCATTTTAAAGAAAACGAATTTAGACATATTGAAGAGGAAATGAGAAGAATGAGTAATGTACAAACGGAAATCATGACTATATTTAAAGAGCGTGAAAAAAAATAATTATTAATATAAAAAAATGTTGAGCGTAATAATTCCATCATATCGAGATCCATATCTTCATAATACAATAGATTCTCTTTTAGATAACGCAGAAGGAGATATTGAAATTATTGTTGTATTAGATGGATATTGGACTGAAAAGCCTATACGCGATGATAAACGTATCAGAATAGTGCATTTAGGTAAAAATAGGGGCATGCGTGGTGCTATTAATGCTGGTGTCGATATAGCACAGGGTAAATGGCTTATGCGTGTAGATGAACATAATATGTTTTCTAAGGGGTATGATGTTGAATTAATTAAAAATTGTGAACCTAATTGGATTGTTACTCCACGGCGTTATTATCTTGATCCTATTAAATGGGAACGAATGGATATACCTTATGAAGATTATGCCAAACTTGTTATACAGGATTGTGGCAATGGGGTACGTAAATTTACTGGCAGACGGTGGGAAACACGTAATAAAGAACGTGCGGATATAATGGTAGATGAAACGATGGCGATGCAAGGATCCTGCTGGTTTATGCCGCACGAATGGTGGGATAAAGTTATTGGTGAACTGCAAACAGAAGGTTACGGTCCGCTTTATCAAGATTCACACGAGATGGTATTTAAAACTTGGCAAGCTGGCGGAAAGTTAATGGTTAATAAAAATTGCTGGCACGCCCACAAACATAGAAGTTTTCAACGTACTCATAATAATGGTACTAAAGAAAATCCGTCAAATAATGAGGCATGTTGGGCTTATTCGTTAAGTGTGTGGGAAGATTATTTTAATAAAGAAATCCGCCCTAAATGGAAAATATGAAAACTAAACTTTGCAGGTTAGCCGCTAAATATGGTACGGATAAGTATGTTTATACACGTGCTTATCATAAAGAGTTAAAAGATAAGCGTAAATCTTTTAAAAAAGTTTTAGAATTGGGTATCGGTACTCAAGGTACAATGAAGCATGTTAAAAATTATAAGACAGGTGCTAGCCTTTATATGTGGCGTGATTATTTTCCAAAGGCACAAATATATGGTGCAGATATATTGCCAGAAACAATATTTACTGCAGATAGAATACAAACATTTTTATGTGATGAAAGAAATGGACAAGATTTAATCCAACTAATAGAGAAGACAGGGCATGACATAGATTTATTTATAGACGATGCATATCATGATATACGAAATCAAATTAATACGTTTAAAACAGTAATGCCATTGCTTAAAAAAGATGTTATTTATATTATGGAAGATGTAACTTTTTTATATACGGCGTCTCGTTGTTTAAAGCATTATGATTTTTATATACCAGAAGGATTACATACTATAATTATTAAAAATAAAGCATGAAAAATTTGTTAATTTATATAAATCCACGTGGAGATTTTGACGAAGAAGGAAAAGTATTAATTAAGATACAAATTGATAATAGTTATAGTTTAGGTTGGAAGCCAGATGATATTATGTTATTTACAAATTTTCCTTATGAATATAATGGAATAAAAGCAAATATTATAGACGGGAGCAGTTATTCGGATATTTCGAGTAAAACTGTAACAATATCGCATTTATTTGATTTAAATATTATACAAGATGAATTATATTGGGTACACGATTTAGATGCTTTTCAAAATAATATTATTACCGAATCCGAACTTGAATTAGATAATATAGATTTTGCTATTACTGATTATGGAAGATTATTACGCTGGAGCGGAGGAAGTATATTCTTTAAAAAAAGTTCAAAAGATATTTTTAAGATGATAAAAGAAAAAGTTTACGAAATGAATACTACAGAAGAAAAGGCACTTAAGAAAATTACAGATTGGAATATTAATAATGTTAATCCAAGAATAAAAAAATTAAATATATCTTATAATTTTCAAATGGGAAATGTAAATAATTGTTATCCAGTAGCAGTTAAACCTATAAAAGTTTTACATTTTCATCCGTTTAGGGATTGGAAAGGTCGTAATACATTAGATTTCTTTTTACGAGGAAAAAATAAGATAAATACAATGTTAATGGAAGATAGATTAGTTAAAATATTTAATAAATATAGTATAGTATGAAAAATTTATTAGTGTATATCAACCCAGTAAAAAGGTTTGATAAAGAAAAAAGTATTTTAGCTAAAATACAAATTGATAATAGTTTACGGCTTGGCTGGAAACCAGAAGATATAATTATAGTAACTAATTTTCCGTTTGAACATAATGGCGTTAAATCTTTATTTTTAGATGTTAGTAATTTTTGCGAGTTTAGACCTTTATCAACTAAAACGGTAGTGGTGGCTAATATGCTGGCTAAAGGTCTTATAGAGCCAGACCAAATATATTGGGTACACGATTTTGATGCTTTTCAGCTTGTACCTTTTGACAATATAGATATAAAAGATGTTGGTTTTACAACTTATGGCTGGTCAGCTAAATGGTGTTTAGGGAGTTATTTTTTAAAAAGCAGTTCTGTCGATATATTTAAACTTCTTAAAGATAAAATTTATGAATTAAAAATAGAAGATGAGCGAGCATTGGTGGCTTTAACCAGAAAAAATATTAATAAAATTAATGAAAGAATTAAGATATTAAATATAACTTATCAGGTTGGTATGAGACATCTTTTACTTAATTATGAACAGGCAATTAAACCATTAAAAGTTATACATTTTCATCCTTTTGATAGGGGCAGGCAAGTATTAGAATCATTTATGTATGGTGAAAATGAATTAGGGCAACCTTTAATGACTATAGAATTAATAGATATTTTTAAAAAATATGGTATCCAGTAGTATCTTATATTATACCAGTAACAGAGAATCAGAAGAATTTGAAAATAAAATACAGGAAAATATTCTTAAAAATTGTGGTGGTTTGCCAATTATAAGCGTATCGCAAAAGCCAATAAATTTAGGTAAAAATATTTGTGTAGGAAATGTAGGTCATTCATATCTTAATGAATTTAGGCAAATACTTATAGGTGCTAAGGCGGCTATTACTAATTATTTAATTTTTGCAGAAGCTGATTTTCTTTATCCTCCAGAATATTTTAAATTTGAACCAAGTGATGGTAATATATATAGGTATGATAATATTTGGATAATATTTAGAAATCATCCTACAAGATATTTTAGAAAACAATATTCTATTGGAGCACAAATTTGTAAACGTGAATATATTATTAAAGAAATTGAAAAATATTTAGAAGGGCAGCCAGAATGGTTAAATGGTAAATTCAAAACAAATAAAGCAGATTATAACGGAGCACCTTTTGAATATTTTAGCGGTATTAATGCTTGTGTTAGTTTTAAAACTGGTGATAGTATGACTGCCAGAACAACTGTTATGAATAGCGTTGGTTGCAGGCTAAAAGAACTTCCATATTGGGGCGATTGTAATAAATTGTATAATAATTATCTATGAAGTATGACGATTTAACAATTATTTTTTTGACTGTAAATAAAGTTCCAGCAGGTTGGTCTGATTATCATTTAAAAATTTTAAAAGAAGCTATTAAGGGTTATCCAGTTATTTCAATTTCAAAAGTACCTATGGATTTTGGTACTAATATTTTACAAACCGAACCTGAAAGTTCTGAAAATATTTATAGACAAATGTTAAAAGGTGCTAAATTAGCCACTACACCGTATATCGCTATTGCCGAGGATGATGTTTTATATCATTATGAACATTTTATTAAATTTAGACCGCCGCTAGATACCTTTGCTTATAATATGACACGTTGGTCGTTATATACTTTCGGCGAGGCAACTTATTCGTTTAGACATCGTATTGGTAATTTTTCTTTAATTGCACCAAGACAATTAACAATTGATGCACTTGAAGAAAGATTTGCTAAATATCCAGATGGTATGCCAGCTAAATATGTTGGGGAATTGGGAAAACCACGAACAGATAAAATGGCTAAGCTGACAAATAGAAAAATGGTTGAATTTTGGACAACTATACCGATTGTACAATTTAGCCATATATATGGTACAGAATTGATACAACAAACAGGTAGAAAAAGAATGGCGATGATAAGGGCATATTCAATTCCGTATTGGGGTTCATCTAAAGAACTCGTTAAAAAATTTGTATGAGATTCGCAAAATATTCTCGTTATGGTGCATATCATTGGAAATGGTATTATGGTAATAATATTAGATATCAAAATCATGTTAATAAATTAAAGGAATGGATTACGGATAAAGATACACTTGATATTGGTGCTGGCGATGGTTTAATATTACATGTATTGGGTTTTACTAAGGGTATTGATAATGAATGGCATGCCGTTAAATCGGCAAAAAAGCGTGGCGTTGATATAGTATTAGGCGACGCTTATTTATTACCATTTAAAGATAATGAATTTACTGCAGTATTTATGGGTGATACTTTAGAACATTTAGAATTTGTTGATAAAGCGTTGTTAGAAGCAAAAAGGGTTTTAAAGCAATATCTTTATTTGGCTGTACCACAAAAAGATAAAAGAGTAGATATGTATCATTGTGGTAATTGGAACATGGCAGAGTTAAAAAAGTTAGTTGAAAGCCAGGGATTTGAATTAGTTGGCGATATAGATATAGTTAATAATAAAATGTATGCTAAATTTTTAAAAAAATGAACATCCAATTCGAATCGGGAACGCAATGCAATGCCAGATGTACATTTTGCCCTAGAAGTGAAATGACTAGACCGCAGGGTTTAATGTCTGATGTGCTCTTTCATAAAATAATTAAAGAAGGCAAAGAAATGAAAGCAAGATTTTTTTTGCCATTCTTGAATGGTGAACCATTTATTTTTCCCAAGATATGGGAGTGGCTTGATTATATGCAAGAACAAGGAGTACAGACTGCTATTTATACTAATGCCGAGTTTATGGATTCAGAGCGGTTATCCAAATATAATAATATTCGTTATGTAAATTGCAGTTTTAACGGTGCGACAAAAAAGACTTATACAAAAGTTATGGGTACAGTTGACTATGATAAGGCTAAAAATAATATTGAAAATTTAATCAAACTGGCTAAATTCCCCATACAGGTATCAATGGTTATAACCGAGGACAATGCACATGAAGTTAATGAATTTAAAAAAATGTGGGGTAGGCGTGCCAAGATGAGACCGTTTCTCAATTGGGCAGGTTATAAGACGTCTACCATACCAAAACAAGGCGTTAAAAATCCTTGCTATATGCTTTTTCAACACTTAACCATACTTTGGGATGGTAGGGTAGCCTTATGTTGTATGGATCACGATGGCAGGGTTATATTAGGCGATGCTAATAAACAGCATTTAAAAGATATTTGGTCTAGCATGCAAGTGCTTAGAGATAGGCACAAAAATTTAGATTTTAATATGCCCCTTTGCAGGGACTGTAATTTTAATGAATAATCTAACTATAGTATATTATACTGCTAATCGCGAGTTACCATCTTTTGAACAAAAGATAATTGATAATCTTAAACATCAGGCTGGCGATATACCGATTATAAGTGTTAGCCGTAAACCTATTGATTTAGGAAAGAATATTTGTGTTGGCGAGACGCCCGTATGTTATCCTAATTCGTTTAGGCAATTACTTATAGGTTTAAAGGAAGCTAAAACAGAATTTTGCATAGCTGCAGAATCCGATTGCCTTTATCCGCCAGAATATTTTCAATTTATACCGCCTGTTAATGATAAGGTTTATCGCTATACAAATTTATGGGTGCATTTTGCAGACCGTAATAAGTTTTGGAAAAAACGCTGGGTTGAAGCGGCACAAATGTGTGGCAGATTACATTGGATTAAATGTATAGAAAAAGTATTAAACGGTACTACAGATTGGAATCCAATAACCGTTAATCCACCATTTGTATTTGACGATAAAGATGAAAATAGTTGGACTGGAAATAATCCAGTATTATATTTTAAGACTAGACAAGGTATCGGATTTAAGACTGGATATATTAACGATATTACAACTAAAGAATTACCATATTGGGGAACTTCTGATTATATTTATAAAAAGTATTTATGCGAATAAGCAAAAATTTTACAACCCACATGCCTTTGTTAATTAAAGCCGTGCAAGCTACAGATGGTGCTGTTATGGAACTTGGCGGAGGAACCTTTAGTACGCCATTATTACATTGGCTTTGTGCTGAATCTGGTAGAACTTTAATAACTTATGAAAGTAATTTTGAATATTTTAGGGCGTTAAAGAATTTTCAAAGCAAGAATCATAGAATATGTTTTGTTGAAAATTGGGATAATATAGATTTAAATAGGCATTATAGTGTAGTTTTAATTGACCATGTTGCAGAACGCCGTAAAATTGATGCAGTTAGATTAAAAGATAAAGCAGATTATATTATTATACACGATACAAACGAAATAGAATATTACGGATATGATAAAGAATTTTGGGATAATTTTAAATATCGTTATGATTGGAAATGCACTATACCCTTTACCAGCATAATTAGTAATTTTAAAGATATAAATTATGAAAATTAAAGAAGGACTAAAATTACAAGGCAAACTTGTTGAAATACCAGATTGTAGCCGTTATGATTTACCGCAATTTTTTCTAGATATGGGATTTAAAGTTGGTGCTGAAATTGGTGTTTGGCAGGGCGAATTTACGGAAAAGTTCGCTAAGGTTGGTTTAAAAATGTATGCTATTGACCCTTGGGCAGAACTTAAAGATTATAATAGCGGACATCCAGGATTTCAAAATAGCCAAAATAAATGTTACGAAATTACTAAAAAAGCGTTAGCTCCTTACAACTGTACTATTATACGTAAAACATCAATGGATGCATTAGTAGATATACCAGATGAATCTTTAGACTTTGTATATATTGATGGTAATCATTGGTTTAGATATGTAGCTGAAGATATTTGTGAATGGACAAAAAAAGTTAAAAAAGGAGGATTTGTTTGCGGACATGATTATTTTTATACTAATGCTGATAAATGTTTAAATGCTTGTCATGTTAGATATATAGTTGATGCTTATGTTGCTTGTTTTAATATTAAACATTCTTATGTTCTTGGTTTAAAGAATTCAAATACCAGAGATCAATGGCGTAGTTGGATGTTTATTAAAGAATAATATGATGAAGGAAATTATATATTATACCCATAATCAATTAGAAGAACCTATATTTTCAATAGTGCAAAAGCAGTTACTAGAAGCTAAATTACCAATTATCAGTTGTTCTTTAAAGCCTATAAATTTTGGGCAGAATATAGTTTTGGATTTAGAACCTGGGATTATAACTATGCTTAAACAAATTTTAGCGGCGTTAAATGCCAGTATCGCAGATATAGTTTTTTTCGCAGAACATGATGTTTTATATCATCCAAGTCATTTTGATTTTACACCAGTTAGAAATGATATATATTATTATAATGTTAATAACTGGCGTTGGCATTATCCTAACGATAAATTAATTACTTATGACCATTTAAAGTCTTTATCTGGATTATGTGTTAATAGACAATTGGCTATACAGCATTATAAAAGGCGTCTAGATATTGTAGAGGCTAACGGTTGGCAGCTTAAATATGGCTTTGAACCTGGAACTAAACGTAGGCGTATTGGCGGAATAACTAATGAAACTTGTGAAGAATGGAAATCGGAATATCCTAATATAGATATAAGACATAATGGTACATTAACTCCAGTAAAATGTAATTTACGAACATTTAAACATAAACCTTTTAATTGGCAAGAAATAACTTTAAATAATATCCCTGGTTGGGATTTTAAAAAAATGTTTAATTTATAAAAGTATGAAAAAAATTCTTATTACAGGGCATATGGGCTTTATCGGTTCATATTTAACCAAGAAGTTTGATAATTTTATTGGTTTAGACATTAAAGAAGGCAACGATATTTTAACTTGTGATTTACCTGATGCCGATGTAGTTATTCATTTAGCGGCTGAACCTGGTGTAGTTGATTCTGTGGCAAATCCTCTTAAAAATGCACGTACTAATATTTTAGGAACTGTTAGGTTAGCTGAACGTTATAAAGATTCAAAGTTTATTTTTTCATCAACTGGAGGAGCTATACAAGAAATAATTATATCTCCTTATGGATTATCAAAAGATTGCTGTGAACGTTATATTAAAATGCTTTGTAATAATTATATAATACTTAGATTTCCTAATGTTTATGGTGCTGGTAGCAGAAGTGTAGCTGATAAGTTTATTAAAAATGATATTGTAATTTATGGCGATGGTAGTGCTAATAGAACTTATGGGTATGTGGACGATATTGTTAATGGTATAATTAAATCATTAGATTGGAAACAAGGTACTTATAAACTAGGTAGTGACCAAAATTATACAGTATTAGAAATAGCTAAGGCTGTTGGCAAACCTATTAAATTTGAACCTAAACGTAAAGGCGAATTAGATCATTCTAGTTTAAAAAATACTACACCTGATTGGGAAACAACTATAGATTTATTAACTTATATAAAAAATTATGAAAAAAGCGAGAAGCAAGTGGACACGAATTAAAAAAATGCCCTCAAGAGAAGTGTTGGAACGATTTTTAGACGGAATGTATTCTGACCGTGGTGAAAAAACAGTTTGGTATGATAATGAAATAGGAAAATTTATAGAATAATTGATAAAAATAAATATAATTTTTAAAATAATAGATATGAACTATCAACTTAGTATTATTATTCCAGCTCGGAACGAAATGTTTATTTCACGGACAATCGAAGATTTAACTCAGAATACTTCCGACCAAACTGAAATAATCGCCGTATTAGATGGTGAATGGGCTAATCCGCCAATTATTGACCATCCTAGGGTTACTTTAGTCTATTTACCAGAAGCTATAGGACAAAGAGCGGCTACTAATTTAGGTGTTAGATTATCAAAAGCAAAGTATGTCATGAAAGTTGATGCTCATTGTTCATTCGATAAAGGATTTGACCGTATCATGATTGAGAATATGCAAGATAACTGGACAATGGTTCCAACTATGAAAAATCTTTGGGCTTTTGATTGGAAATGTTATAAATGCGGATGGAAAAAATATCAAGGACCAACTCCAGAAAAATGTGAACAATGCGGTTGTACTACACATATGAGACGTAAAATTTTATGGATTGGAAAAGAACGACCGCAAAGTAATTCATATTGTTTTGATAGCGAACCACATTTTCAGTATTTTAACGAGTATACTAAAACAGATAAGTATAAGAAAGATTTAGCTGAAACTGGTTTAACAGAAACAATGTCATTACAAGGTAGTTGTTTTATGTGCACAAGAGATAAGTATTGGGAACTTAAGTTATGTGACGAAAATTTTGGTTCCTGGGGTAATCAAGGAATAGAAGTTGCTGTTAAAACTTGGTTATCAGGTGGTAAAGTAATGGTTAATCATAAAACTTGGTATGCTCATATGTTTAGGACGCAGGGAGGGGATTTTGGTTTTCCTTATCAGCAATCAGGAAATGAGGTATCAAGATGCAAAGCTAAAGTTAGGGATATGTTTTGGAAGAATAAATATGATAAGCAAATACATCCACTAAGTTGGTTAATAGAAAAATTTATGCCAGTTAAAGGTTGGACAGAGGAAGATTTAGATAAATTACCTAAGAATTTATAAATAAATGTTTAACTTTTCTAACAATTTCTTTCTTAAAAACCAGAAGCGATTATTAAAAGTCGCTAAATTAGAAGTGGAGGGTATATGGCTACAGTAGCTGCATTAGTAATAAGTGGCGGTGGAGGTGGAGGTAGTTTGGGCGGCGGTGGTGGTGCTGGTGGATATTTATATAATGCTGCACTTGCTGTAAATATTCAAGCATATACAGTAACAGTTGGTGGCGGCGGTGCTGGTGGAGTAAATGCAACACATGGTCATGGTTATAATGGAGCAGATTCAATTTTTTCAAGTTTAACTGCCGTAGGCGGTGGTGGTGGTGGAGGAGATAATACAGATACATTTATTGCTACAACGGGAGGTTCTGGCGGAGGAGCCGGTAATTTTAATTTATCAGGTGCGGCAGGAACAGCAGGACAAGGTTATGCTGGTGGAAATTCATATACTACACCACAGCAAAAATTAGGTGGTGGTGGTGGTGCTGGTGCAGTTGGAGCAAATGGAACATCTGGTGGTGGTGGTAATGGTGGAATTGGTGTAGCAAATTCTATCTCTGGTTCTTCTGTTAATTATGCTGGTGGTGGTGGGGGAGGAGTTAGACCTTCAGGAGGAGGAATAGGTATTGGTAGTTATGGTGGAGGAAATGGTGGTGATGGTTCTGCAAATACTCCAACGGCAGGAACTGCAAATACTGGTGGTGGTGGGGGAGGAGGAGGTTATGATACTGGTTATCAAAATGGAGCAGCGGGTGGTTCTGGTATTGTAATTATTCGTTATTTGACTTCTGATTTTGGCACTTGCACAGGTGGAACAAAAACCACGGTTGGTTCTGATACGGTTCATACATTTGTTTTAGTTGATAGTGGGACTAGTATGACGTTTGTATCAGCTCCTTCTGCAAGTCCAAGTATAAGTCCAAGCATCTCTCCTAGCATTAGTCCAAGCATCTCTCCTAGTGTAAGTCCATCAATTTCAATCAGTCCTTCGATCAGCCCTTCTATCAGCCAATCAGTAAGTCCATCAGTATCAATT